TTTCCCTGGTGCGACAGTTGCGTACACAGGTACAGCGGGCAATACAAGTACATGGAATGCCGGTCCACAAGGCGTTATCGTCTGGTCTACTACTCCTGCGTACATTGAAGTCGGCGAAAGTGCAGTAGCTACGACTTCTAGCACCCCGATTCCAGCTTTTACGCCCATCCCGTTTGCCGTGCCCAATGGTACTGGCGGATTATGGAGAGTGAGCGCTATTCAGGTGACGGATGCTGGATCAATTTACTGCAAACCGGTGAATAAAGAATGAGTTTCGGTGTCGCCCTGCGTAACAGCATAGCCATTGGGCTTGGCGGCATTGCGACCCTATTCTCCGGCACCCGTGATAGCGGTGCTTCTGCAAGCAATCTTCTTACCGAGTCTGGGGAAAATTTAACCCAAGAAGACGGCGGCTTGATTCTTTTGGAGCCTTGACATGGCTGTATTTTTATCCCCAGTAGGCGGCGTTGCAGCCCAGTTTTTTTCTAACAACGGCGTTCCTTTGGCCGGCGGCAAGCTATTTACTTACGCAGCAGGCACAACTACGCCACAAGTTAGTTACACAAGTAGCGCGGGTAATGTCGCTCACTCTAACCCGATAATCTTGGATTCAGCAGGGCGTGTGCCTAGCGGCGAAATTTGGATTACCTCGCAGACATATAAATTTGTTTTAAAAGACTCAACAGATGTGTTGATTGCAACTTACGATAATATTATTGGTGTCGGCGCTGCGTCATATCAAATTCAAAACTTTACCGGCACAGGCAGTGCAACTGTTTTTACTTTGGCGGCAACATCTTTTGGCGAAGAATACACTTTTGTTTATGTCAATGGCGTGTATCAAAACAAAAATACATACGCTGTTAGTGGTACATCACTTACTTTTTCAGAAGCACCACCTATTACTTCTAAAATTGAAGTAATGTTTAACTAATTGGACGTATCATGGCCGACAAAAAAATCTCCGCGCTAACAGCATCAACAACACCTCTTGCTGGCACAGAAGTTTTGCCTATTGTGCAAGGCGGTGCAACGGTTAAAGTCAGTGTTGCAAATCTAACAACAGGTCGTGCAATCAGCGCAACTGAGCTTACCTTAACTACCGGCAATCTTATTGTCTCAAACGGAAAAGGTATTGACTTTTCTGCCACACCAGGCACAGGCACAAGCGAGTTGTTTAGTGACTACGAGGAAGGGACTTGGACACCGACGGTAACGCCAGCAACGGGGTCATTTACCACGGTTACAATAGCTTCAGCGGTCTACACAAAAATTGGCCGCTATTTGACATTACAGACAACATTTGCGCTCACTAACGCCGGTACCGGTGTAGGTGCTATGGAAATATCTGGGCTACCTTTTGTATTTAGCTCAGTATATAACGGCGCACAACAAATAGGTCGGCGTGTAAACGATGGAACTTTGATTGTTGGTCAGCTAGGCTCTGGGGCAATACAATCAATTGCTTTAACCACAGGTTTAACTGCAATCGTAAACGGCAACACTTACACTTTTACGGCAAATTGCGTAGTATAAGGAAGATAAAATGCCATTAACAAAAGTTAGTTATTCAATGATTGCTGGTGCCGTAGTCAATGTGATTGATTACGGCGCTGTTGGCGATAGTGTTACCAATAATTCAGCATCTATCCAAGCAGCTATTGATAGTCTAACGGCTGGCGGGACTGTATTTTTTCCCACCGGAACATATTTGTGTAATACAGGCCTAACTATCACAAACAACAATATTGTTTTAGATTTTGCTGGCGGCGCAGCATTGACATATACAACAGCAACGCAAATTTTATTAACAATTACAGGTGATTATTGCCAATTAATTGGCGCAACGATCAATGCTCCCGCTATTTTTGATGGGGCAATTACACCGATTGGGTACAGCATTGTAAAAATTCAAGGCGAAAATTTTACCGCCAATGGTTGCGTGGTCAATAATGTTCCCCGCGCCGGTTTTTGGTTTGATGAATGCAATAATGGAGTTGTGACAAATTGCCGAATTGATGGCGGAACAAGCGATACGTTTTATACAGGCTCAAATCCTGTTCATTTTGGAATTGTTATAGATACTCCATCAACGGGGAGTCAAGGCAATTACGTTATTGCAAACAACATCATCAAAAGGTGCGTTCAAGGCGCGGGAAGCGGCAGTACCGGCGCAGCTTCATTTGAACAGTCAATGGCCGTTACTGGAAACGTGTTTGAACTTTGCTGGAATCATGGGTGGTACACATCAGGCTTAGGTAACGGAGTAACAGTTTCTGGAAATGCGTTCAATGCTTGTCAAATTCCTATAGCATTAACAGGAAGCAATCACGCCGTTGTTGGAAACACTTTAACTGTTCAAACAACTGGTTCTGGCTCACAACTTGATAATGAATGGCAAGGTATTTCCTTGCGCGATCCTGTTGGATGTGTAGTTGTTGGAAACGTCATTAAAGGTGAAGCGCCATCAGGCGCATCCGTAATTTCTCTTGAAGACCTTTCTGGTGTACCTGGCACAAACAGAGTTGAAAATAACATTGTTAGCAACAACGTCATTGAGATTACAAATTCAACGGTTGCCGGTGTTGCTGCGATTAGATTGGTGGCAGATACAACAACTAACGTATCTAACAACATTATTTCTGGGAATATTATTAAAGCGCCAATTAGAGAGTTTGACGGTTTAATTCTTTTGCTTGGAAACACCTCTGCAACATCAGAAACTAATTCTATTGTTGATAATGAAATTATTATAAATGGTGTCCGCGGCGCTGGCGGTGCTGGCATTCGTGTAGTGGGTTCTGTCGATTCTGATGTAACCAACAACAAAATTAGAATTGCTTTTGATTCAGCAACTTCTGTAATTGTAGCTGGGGTTGAGTTAGAGGCTACTACTCGCGTAGTGGTGCAAAATAATCAAGTATCTTGCAGCGCAAATTTCGGCGCAAATACACAAGTTCGAGGCTATGTTGAAACAACTTCAGGATTAAATAACCAGTTTTTAATGAATAATTTTTCAGTTAATACTACCAAAGCAACAGCTTTGTTATTTGCCCTAATATCTACTTCTGGCGTTCGTGTTGAACACGCTAGTACGGGTACACCAGAAGGCGTAGTTATTTCTTCTGTTGGTGGTTTGTGGCGTAGGACTGACGGAGGTGCAGGAACTACGTTGTATGTAAAAGAATCTGGCACAAGTAATACTGGCTGGGTGGGTAAATAAATTATTTTGATTTCATTCGGAGAATGTTATGGCTATTACTAAAGAAATGATTGTTGATCGCATTGAAGTTGTTGAGAACGGTTGCGTCCAAGTACGCACCAAGACTTCCGTCAAAGAAGATGGCAAAGAAATCAGCAGCACATTCCACCGCCATGTTGTCGCTCCAGGCGACGATTACAGCGCTGAAACAGATCGCGTTCAAGCTATATGTGCGGCAACGCACACAGCAGATGTTGTAAATGCGTATAAAGCATCTCTTGCTGTACCTAAGTAATTTGCTGTATATTAAACGTACTGGTGCGCCCACCAGGGTTTCTTAGGAAACAAAAATGTCAGAAGAAGTAAGCCAAGCGGAAGTGCCCGCGCCGGAACTGGAAGCTACGGTAGCCCCAGTATCTGAAGTACAAACGCCGGAAGTAGACCAAGACCAGCAGCCAACGAAAACCTTTACACAGGAAGAACTGGATGCCGCGATTGGAAAACGGCTCGCAAGAGAGCAACGTAAGTGGGAAAGAGAGCAGGCTCAACGAGCACAACCCTCTGCGCCATTAGCAGCACCCGTAGCACCTGAACAGTTTGAATCGACCGATGCGTATGTAGAAGCACTTGCAGCGCAGAAAGCCGAGCAACTTTTAGAGCAACGAGAGCAGCGTAGGCAGCAGTCGGAACTCCTAGAGTCATATCACGACAAAGAGGAAAAGGCACGGGAGAAGTATGACGACTTTGAACAAGTCGCCTATAACCCCAAGCTTCCAATTACTGACGTGATGGCTCAGTCGATTCAAGCATCTGATATTGGTCCCGAAGTGGCATACCACTTAGGCGCTAATCCGAAAGAAGCTGAACGCATCTCCCGCCTATCACCAATCTTGCAGGCTAAGGAAATTGGCAAGTTGGAAGCTAAATTAGCTGCCGATCCGCCAGTTAAAAAGACATCTAATGCGCCATCGCCTATTAGTCCGATTACTGCCAGAAGCACGGGTGCGCCCGCATACGATACGACTGATCCACGCTCAATCAAAACAATGAGTACGTCAGATTGGATCGAAGCCGACCGGCAACGTCAGATTAAGAAGCTTGAAGCGCTACGCAACCGCTAACTTACTTTTAGGAAATCAAAATGAGTAATTCACTCTTAACCATTGACATGATTACACGGAAGTCTCTTGAAATTCTTGAGAACAACCTTGTGCTTACCCGCAACGTCAACCGCCAGTACGACGACTCCTTCGCAGTTGAAGGTGCCAAGATTGGTTCAACACTCCGTATCCGCCTGCCCGACCGCGCGCTGGTGACTGACGGTGCCGCCCTGCAAGTTCAGGCCGACAACGAACAGTTCACAACTCTGACTGTTTCCAGCCAGAAGCACATCGGCGTGAACTTCACCGCTACGCAACAGTTAACCCTGCTGCCAACGCCGGTCTGGTTGAGGGCATGAAAGGTCTGTTTAACCCAACCGGCACTATCAGCCGCCAGTTCAAAAACGGCATGATGGGTGAAGGCATTTTGGGTCTGGACGAGATCAATATGTCTCAGTCAATCAGCAACCACACGAACGGCGATTGGGGCACTGCCATCACTGTGACATCAACTGTCGCAACTGAAGGTCAGTCAACTCTCGGTATCAGCTTTACTGGTTCGAGCAAGACATGGAATGCGGGCGACGTATTCACCATCGCTGGTGTGTTCGCTGTTAACCCACAAACACGTCAATCGACAGGTAGCCTCCAACAGTTCGTTGTGACTGCTGCGGCAACTGGTTCGTCAACAGCTACACTGAACATCAGTCCTGCTCTGTACACTGCTTCTAACGCATTGGCTACTGT